AAACCAACAGAACCTCGTGCATGGGCATTGGCAACATTAGTTGCGTATGATGTCTTGAATGGTACTGTACCTGACATTACATCTGGTGCTACACACTATCATGCAAACTACGTCAAACCCTATTGGGCTAAACACTATAAGGAGACAGGGAAATATGGATCACACGTATTCTATACCGCCCCAGATGGAAAATGAACTAATGATGATGGGGTTGATCCCCACAACGGAATTAGATGACCTAGAAGAAATCATAGACCCACGCAAAGAGTGCATGGCTAAAGGCTACTACAGGAGTCCATACGATGAAAATAACGAGATATTGTTTTAGACTAATCACTGCCCTATCTGTGTTGTTGAACGTAATACTAGGGGGCAGTAACAACCAGACGTTCTCTGCACGTAACTGGCAGTGGAAAAAGGACAAGAGACCTAACCTAGTGTGGTTAATAGACCTGCTCATAGGTAAAGACCATTGCTCAGAGTGTTGGGTATACTGGAAAGTGAGAAAGGAATGGAAATAAAAAGACCAAACCCTATTGCAAAAGCACTTAGGCATCCTAAGTACAAACCAAGGGTAGTACCCGACAAAAAGAAACCTGTCCCTGACAGAAAACGTAAACACAAAGGAGAACAGCCTAATGAAAAAAGGTGAAATCAACGTAGACCTGATTGAGCATATGGGTGATGACTTGACTGTCGTGAATAGCGCACGAGTGTCATACAACGCAACATCAGACTGGGTAGGACAGGTACACTCAGGGGAATATCGTACCCTCAGTACGAAGGACGTCCGTCTAATCAACTACCTAGCCAAGCACAAGCATACGTCCCCATTTGGACATGCTTTCGCCACGTTTAAAGTTGACGCACCAGTGTTTGTAGCACGACAACTTGTTAAGCATAAATTCCTGAGAATAAACGAAGTGTCGAGGCGATATAAAACACATGAACCAGAGTTCTATGAACCATACTGGCGTGAGAAACCTGAGAACTCTAAACAGGGTTCAGGGGGGCCGATGGAAATTAGTCTAGAAGCTGAAATGATGTTTCATGCTACCTTACGTAATGCACTGACGACATATGAAATGATGATTAAGGAAGGTGTTTCACCAGAACAGGCACGATCCATCTTACCACAGAACATGATGACCTCATGGTATTGGTCTGGTAGTCTGGATGCGTGGGCTGATATGTGTAAACTACGCTGTGCCAAGGATACACAAGCAGAAACACGCATTGTAGCATCTGTGATCTATGGTGAAATGTTGAAACTGTACCCTGTATCTTGGGCTGCACTGATGGATCAAGACGAATGAATTGGTTATTAGTTGTAGTCTGGGCGTACCAAGGTGTCCCCTCAGTGGAAATTATAGAAGAATATGAATCTATGTATGATTGCTTCTATGGTTTTGAATTGTATGAAGAGCAGGTAAAAGAACAAATGCAATTAGTTTGCGTGGAAAATGATGATGCTGTAAGATTTTGACAAAAGCTGCAGTATTAATAATAAAAGGAGAATGATAATGAATAACGATGATATTATGAAAATATGTCGATCCCTAGCGAGGAAATATAACGATCCACAAGAGTATGACGACCTAGTGTCTGAAGGTGTCGTAAAAGTGCTAGAAATGGTCGCTGAAGGTAAAACCGACAAGAACCTACTGTATTCTCATGCACAAGCAGTGATGAATGAGTATTACAACTTGTCTAGATCACCTGTTAAAGTGCCTAAGTCGCATCAAGCAAAGGCAATGAGTGCTGATGATGATGTTGATGGTTGGACTGCTACTGCCTTACATCAGGCACTGTATGCTGATTCTGTTGAGTATGAAGAATACATGTCGCAAGCACCATCGACAGAAGACCTGTACGAACAGAAAGAATGGTTTGCTAGGGTTCAGACTGTCGCTGTCAGCCACCTAACACAAGAAGAGTGGGCAATCATTCGTATGAGATACTGGGATGACCTTACACAAGATGATGTAGGTGTTCATATGGGTCGTAACAAAATGTGGGTATCACGACACGAAAAAGCAGCACTCGAAAAAATCCGTAACAATTTGTGATGTTACTAAATCAACAAAAAGCACTTATAAGCAAGTGTCCCTTGTAAAACATAAGTTTTAGTCTTATGTATACTATTACTACTACAGAAGGAAACATAAGTATGGATGATGACGAATACTTTGATGAACTTATGGCTAAGGCATCTTCTGATGTCGTTTACAACTGGCATGATTGCGTTGAGGGCTTTAAGCAAGCTGATGTTGATATGGGCAGTGCCTTTCATCGTAAGCTAGAATGGATGAACAGGGCTGCTGATATTCACCTGTCAGAAAACAACAAGATGGCAGGGTTTGTTGGCAGGTTTGCTGATGATTGTGGAATTTCTTATCAATACGGTAAAAGATTAAACAGGATTAGAAAAGTACCGTACACGGTACAAAACTTTAGTCATGACGCTGTAGAGGCACTCCTATCTGCCCCAGAGGAATTACGTGAAGAAATTGTGTCGTCAGATAAACCTATGACTGCACCAGAGGTAAATGAGACTAAGGCCAACTACAATGACGCTAGAACATTACCTGAGTTTAATGATGTAAATACTGACTTAGATGAGGGAAAGATAACGCCGTTTCAGGCAGCGGAGAAAGTAAAAGAACGTAAGGCATCCATGCCAACTGTACCAGACTACAATGTGTCAGAGGCTATGGGTGCAATTAAAGGTATCGCACAGATGTACAGCAAGCGGTACAGTGGAAATACAGAAGATGCTGCACAGGTGCTTCTGGATAAGATAACGGAAGGATATGATCAAGATGACGTAGGATTAAGTATCGCAAGAGACTATGCAAAATGGTTTTTGTCGTTAAAGGAAGTGTTAGACCTTGTAGAACCAGAATTACAAGACTTCTTGACAGAGAAACCAGAACTTAAAGTTGTAAACTAGGAGACCCGATATGACAACTATTTCAGCAGTATGGAACACAGCAAAACAACAATGTCTAGATTTAGAGATGAAACCCACCGTTGGTAATGCAAAGAAGCTAATCAAACGTGGTGGACGTTCTGTGAAAGATGCAAAGAATTATGTTGCACGACAAGCATTTATCAACATTGCGGATAAACCATACACAAATGAGTTTGGTGAACAAGAGGCACTAGGTTCTATCTGTGATCGTAATATGGAATATGCAGAACGGTTTGTTGAAAAGAACATGGCTAAGTTCCAAGGTGGTGTCAATAATATGACTGATGCGACATTATACATTATGCGTAGACAACGTGAGCAACTTGATACCTTAACAAGCGAAGATGATAAGAACGTGTTGTTCAAATCTCGTCGTAAGTCTTAAACAAACTGGAGAGTCACATGGCAGAACTAGCACACAAACCGTGTCCTTATGTGTCGTGTGGCTCTTCTGATGCTTTCAGTTACAACACTGATGGTTATGGGAAGTGCCACGCTTGCAGCCAAGGCTACCCATCGAAGAGAGAAACCTTCGCTTGGGCAAAAGAGAAATACCCCACCAGTGGGAATAATGATTGGAATGATATGGCAGTAATTGATTATACACCAAAGAAGATAGAGAGTAAGGATGATGGTCGTTATCAATCCATGCGTGGTATCAATGCTACGACAATGGAAGACTACGGCGTAAAGACATTCCCAGATCGTCAAGAGTATGTATACCCCAGCGGGGGAATTAAGGTTCGTCGTTTAGACGAGAAAGCCTTTTACACCAAAGATGGTTTCAAGGGTGATGAACTGTTCGGTATGAACCTGTTTACATCTGGGTCGTCTAAGATGGTAACGGTAACAGAGGGCGAACTAGATGCCCTGTCAGTGGCACAAATGCTTAAGAGCAGCTACACTAACCCTGTTGTGTCCTTACCCTCTGCTACGCCCTCTAAGAAGCTCTGGGAGAACTGTAAGGAATGGTTGGACGGATTTGAGAAGATCATCCTGTCTGTCGATACAGATGACGCAGGTAATTCTCTTGCTGATCGTATGGCTAAACTATTCCCTAACAAGGTCTATCGTGTACCACACGACAAATACAAGGACGCTAACGAGTTTCTACAGAATGGTGCGCAAGCTGAGTTTAAGAGTGCATGGTGGAATGCAAAGAAGTATACACCAGAGAATATCCTAAACACTGCAGACCAGTTTCTGTCGTTGTATCACGATACACCAGAGCATATCTACGTGGAGACAGGTATTCAGGCACTAGACGACAAGATACTTGGTTTGATGCAAGGACATTTTACAGTGTTCAAAGCACCTACAGGGATCGGTAAGACAGAGCTAATGCGGTATCTAGAATACAACATGCTACAGAAAGGCATACCGATTGCTGCATGGCATCTAGAAGAAACCAAACTAAGGTCACTACTTGGTCTTGTGTCGTACCACCTGAACGACAACCTGACACGTAGGGATTTGATTGATCTAAAGAACCGTGGTGATGATGTAGTGCAAGCTATCAAAGACATCACCAAAGATGAAAACTTCTATCAGTTCTTCTTGGGTGATGGTGCAAGTGCTGAAGATTTGATTGACCAGATTAGGTTCTTTAGTCAGGCATGTGGATGTAAGTTTATCTTCTTTGAGCCTATCCAAGATGTAATCTCTGGATCGTCTGAGGAAAGCAAAGAACAACAGTTGGCTGACCTGTCAGTACGTCTGTCTAAACTTGCAGCAGAATTAAACGTGGGTATCGTAAGCATTGGTCACACTAACGAGAACGGTGACTTCAAGTATTGTAAGATGATTGGTCAACGTGCATCAGTTATCATCGACTTGTATCGTGACAAAGAAGCTGAAGACCTACAGGAACGCAACACAACGTATCTCAAGATTGAGAAGAACCGTCCATCCTCTGAGGAAGGATCAGCAGGTAAGATGCGGTTCAACTACGATACGTTTACATTACGAGAGGTTATATAATTGCCAGTATTCGATATTGAAACAGACGGTCTACTAGACGAACTAACAAAGATACACGTTTTATCTTGGCAGGGGGACGATGGAAATGTGCATCATACCCATGACTATGAGGCTATGCGTATCTTCTTTACGGAAGCACCTACACTCATTGGTCACAACATCATCAGGTTTGACATCCCTGCAGTGGAAAAGGTGTTAGGCATCGAAGTAAAGTCTCGTTTGATCGACACTCTACCTTTGTCGTGGTATCTAAACCATGATCGTATGCGACATGGGCTTGAGGGCTACGGAGAGGACTATGGAGTACCTAAACCAGTGATCAAGGACTGGAATACCCTAACACCCGAAGAGTATGCCCACCGCTGCAATGAGGACGTTAAGATCAACACACGGTTACACCGTGACTTGGACTTGAAGCTGAACAAACTGTATCAGGACAGTGGGGAGAAAGACCGCTTTATTGATTACCTTATGTTCAAGATGGATTGTGCAAGAGAACAGGAGACCCTACGATGGAAATTAGATGTAGAGAAAGCAAAAGCCCATCTACAGGAATGGGAAGACCTAAAGCATGAAAAGACAGAAGCCTTGGCTGATGCTATGCCAAAACGTAATCTATTTACTACCAAGACAAAACCGAAAGTCATGTACAAAAAAGACGGTACACTTTCTAGTCACGGCGAAAAATGGGTTCAGTTATGCAAGCAAGAACACCAACCGATTTCTACATTGTCTATGGTGGTCAAAACAGGAGAAGAACGAGCAAATCCTAATAGTGTGGAGCAGGTCAAAGATTGGCTTTTCTCTTTGGGGTGGAAGCCTCGTACCTTCAAATACCTAAAGGATAAGGTAACTGGTGATGAACGGAAATTGGAACAGGTACGGAAAGACGGAGAACTCTGTCCCTCAGTACGTGAACTGGTTGAACAAGAACCTGCTATTAGTCTGCTTGATGGCTTGTCTGTTCTTTCTCATCGTATTGGAGTTCTTAGATCAATGGTCGAAACAGAGAACGATGGATACGTGCAAGCAACTGTTGCAGGGTTCACTAACACCTTACGCTTTCGTCACGCAAGACCACTGGTCAACTTGCCATCGGTTGATAAACCCTACGGAAAAGAAATCAGGGGGTGTCTAACTGCACCCGAAGGTTACACTCTGTGTGGTGCTGATATGACTTCGTTAGAGGATACGACAAAGAGACACTACATGAAACCACTTGATCCTGATTATGTCGCTGAAATGTCTAAGGATGGGTTTGATCCGCACCTTGACCTTGCTAAACACGCAGGTGTTGTCACACAAGACGACATCGACAAACACAATTCAGGTGAACGTAGCCTTAAGGCACTACGTAAGAATTACAAGGTGGTAAACTACAGTGCTACGTATGGTGTAGGAGCCGCTAAACTGGCCCGTGAGACAGGTATGAGTAAGTCTGAGGCACAGACACTGCTAGATGCCTTTTGGTCACGTAACTGGTCAGTACAGAAGGTGGCAGAGGGTCTACGTGTTCGTGAACTATTTGGCTCTGCTTGGGTACAGAATCCTGTATCTAAATTCTGGTACAGCTTACGGTCTGACAAGGATCGTTTCAGTACGCTGAACCAAGGTACAGGTGTATTCTGTTTCGACAGTTGGGTTAAGGGATGTCGTGGTATGGGACTAAAGACTATCGGTCAGTTCCACGACGAAATTATAACTCTAGTAGAAGAGGGGAATGAGGACAAAGAAGAAAACATTATGACTATGGCAATCGACCAAGTAAACCAAGAAATTCAACTAAATGTACCACTTGGGATAGATGCACAGTTCGGACGGACATACGCAGACATCCATTAGAAAATAAATTTCTACTTTAGTGTTACAAACTGCGAAAAAAGCACTTATATATAATTACCAGACTCGACGAAAGGAAATGTCATATGGCACGATATGAAATGGAAATGGTCTTACAATATGCTAAAGTATTCCCAGAAAATGCAGACATGGGAGACCCGAATGGGAATACGATTGCAAAGCAAATTGCAGACAAAGGTGGTCAGTATGTAATGAACGCATACTTCACTAATGAAGAGGACATCGACAAGTTACTTGCAGAAGGTTTAAATCCTAGCCCGATGGGCAGTCAACGGATTGTAGATGGTGAAGCTGAATTTGGCATCGGTAAGTTTATGAAGATGAAACGGTCAGTTTCTGACAACATCAAGACTTTCACCGACAACAAAGGTAAGCCTGTTGAGGTAAACTATGGTGGGCCTATTGCTGTCGTTGACCTTACACAAGGTGAGGATAACAAACGGTGGTGGAGCTTTGAAGATGATGGGCCGTTAGGCAATGGTACGAAAGCTAAAGTCATCTTTGATGTTTACTCTAATGGTTCAGGTGTTCGTATGAACGCTATTGGTGTTACAGATCATGTAGCCTACGAACCTGCAGAAACTAACAGCATCGGTGCATGGACTGAGGTAGCCTAATGAATGTAAACTTAGAAGCAGTAGCTGATGCAGAAGAGGATGGTTACAACGGTAACATCACAATCTATCGTGAGGACGTTGAAGACATCTATCAGTTAGCTAACCTGTTCACAGACTTTGCTGTAGCTATGGGCTTCACCTACGTTAAGGCCGTAGGATTTGAGAAGGACGATGGCAGTATGGTTTGGGGTGACTTCTAATGGCATTTGGCAAAGTGCTGATCGACGGTGATATTATCGCTTATAGAGCAGCCTTTGCTACTCAAGACAAGTTACCTAAAGATGCAGAGGAAAAGGCAGAAGAGCTTATCCAATACATCCTGCAGGAAACTCTAGTGTTCCCTTCACCTAATGATTACAAGGTGTATTTGACAGGTAAAGGGAACTTTAGACATGATGTAGCAAAGACACATATCTATAAGGGAAACCGTAAGGATGCAGCTAAACCATTACACCTACCGCAAGTGAGGCAGTATCTAGTGGATAAACATAACGCAATCATAAGTGAAGGAGAAGAAGCTGATGATCTGATAGCAATAGAAGCAACCCGACTTGGCACTGACACGGTTGTAGCATCTATCGACAAAGATATGTTACAGATACCGTGTAGGCATTTTAACTTTGGTCGTGGCGAGTGGTCAGACGTAGACGAATGGTCAGGACTTAAGTTTTTCTATAAGCAAATCTTAACTGGTGATGCAGCAGATAATATCATAGGTCTTTATAAGGTTGGCCCTGTAAAAGCTGATAAGATACTTGATGGTGCAGAAACAGAACAGGACTTGTGGAAGAAATGTATAGATGCATACAATGGTGACATTGACCGTGTAATAGAAAATGCCAGACTTCTTTGGCTTAGACGTAGGGAGCAAGAGCTATGGCAACCGCCCGAAGCAGTAAAGCAAAAGGACGACTAGGACAACAAGAGATCAGGGATACTATCCTTAAGACGTTCCCTGAACTTGAACCTGACGATGTTCGTTCTACTGCTATGGGCCAGTCAGGGGAAGATATACAACTGTCTCCAAAGGCACGAGACCTTCTTCCCCTGTCTATCGAAGTAAAGCGACGAAAGAGCCTAGCAACCATATACGACTGGATTGAACAAGCAAAGCAAGACGGTCAATATGAACCTGTTGTTTTCTTCCGTGGGGATAGAAAAGAGTGGGTTGTTATGGTTGGTTTGGAACACTATATGGAACTTGTAAGTAAGTGGAGAAAGTAATGGGTAAACGGTCTAACTTTGAACGTGTTGAAAGAGATTACTACCCGACACCAATAGAGGCCGTTGCACCTTTGATCGACCATCTTCCGCAGGAGACTTTCGACTTTGTTGAGCCTTGTGCAGGGGATGGTCGGTTAATCCAACATGTACACGATCTTACAGACGGACATGGGACTTGTATATATGCTTGCGACATTGAACCACGACATCCTGACATTGTTCAGCATAATGCTCTTGATATTGACTTTGGTGGCTATGAGGTGATGGACTTCTGTATTACTAACCCACCGTGGGAACGTAACTTCCTACACCAGTTCATAGAGACATGGATCGACATATGTCCTACTTGGTTGTTGTTTGATGCAGATTGGATGCATACTAAACAGTCAGCTAGACTTATGACATACTGTTCCAGAGTTGTCAGTGTTGGTAGAGTTAAGTGGATTGAAGGTTCAAAGCATACAGGTAAGGATAATTGTTGCTGGTATCTATTCGATCAGAACGACACAGGCCCGACTAAATTTTATGGAAGGCTAATGTGATGCCACTAATGGACTATATGGAACTCTTCGAGATGATAAAGCAAGAAGAAGATGTAGAAGGGCTACGACGAAAAGCTACATACTTGCTTATGTCAAAATGTCAGGAAGATGAAACAGTAAGTGAAGAAGAGTTTCTAGCCTTTGCAGAATATGCAGCTATAAACTTAGGAACAGCGGAAGGAATGATACATTGATCAGCAAAGAAGATATAGAAGCATTTGAATACTTCAGCCAGACAGAAATGGAAATGAATGTATATCAAGCTGCAGCAGCACAGACAGCTATCTATAAGCATGAGCATCAGGTTATCTACCCTGCGTTAGGACTAGCAGCAGAGGCAGGTGAAGTAGCCAACAAGGTAAAGAAGATATTACGTGATGGTAAGTTTGATCGTGCAGCTATTGCTGATGAAGTAGGTGATTGCTTGTGGTATATTGCTGCATTGTGTCGTGACTTAAACGTAAGTATGTCAGACCTTGCTGCAGCTAACTTGAAGAAACTACAAGACCGCAAACAACGTGGGGTCATTAGTGGAAATGGAGACAAAAGGTAATGACTGGTATGATTGGTGTAGAGACTGTAGAGGAACACGAAGATGGCAGTGCAACCTATCAGTTTCACCTTGATAATAATTGTGCCAAGCTACTACAAGAAGAAGGTTTGAAATTAGTACTCTACTGTGCAGCAGCTAAGTTAGACTTACAGGTAGTGTATGATTTTATAGAGGATCACATGAGGTACAATAAAGATGAGTAAGAAGAAAACAGGTATGACTTGGTTCTGGCGTTGGGTAAACTACCTAGCAACATGGCGAGAACATCGTAATACCATCAAACAGCTTAATGCATTAAGTGACAAGGAACTAAATGACATAGGAATTAGTCGTGCAGACATTGACCGTCTGGTATGGCTAGGTGAAGACAAAACAATGCGTGGACGAGGAAACGAACAAGAATGAACAATATGCTCCCTACCCCCTATCAAAACTTTATTGCACTATCACGTTATGCCCGTTGGACTGGTGAAAAGCGTGAGGCTTGGTCAGAGACAGTTGACCGATATATCGACAATATCGTTAAGCCCCTAACAGGTGAAGACAGTTACATCAAAGATATTCGTGATGCTATCTTAGACCTACAGGTTATGCCATCTATGCGATCTATGATGACCGCAGGGCCAGCAGCAGCACGAGACAATACATGTATGTACAACTGTTCTTACGTGGCTGTAGACAAACCTAAACGCTTTGATGAAGCTATGTTTATCCTGTTGTGTGGTACAGGGGTAGGGTTCTCTGTTGAACGACAGTATATCCAAAAGCTACCAGAAGTACCAGAGAAGATATTTAAGTCTGAGACAACAATCGTAGTGAAGGATAGTAAGGAAGGTTGGGCTAAAGCATACCGTCAACTACTAGCTTTACTATGGTCAGGTGAGATTCCTAAGTGGGACATATCCAAAGTACGACCTGCAGGTGCTAGACTGAAGACCTTTGGTGGTCGTGCATCAGGGCCAGCACCTTTGGTAGACTTGTTCAACTTCACTGTCGATAAGTTCTTAAATGCTACAGGACGTAAGCTGACATCTATTGAGTGTCACGACATTATGTGTAAGATCGGTGAGATTGTGGTTGTAGGTGGTGTACGCCGTAGTGCTATGATTAGCTTGTCTAACCTGTCAGACGACAAAATGCGTCATGCTAAGTCAGGTCAATGGTGGGAGAACTATGGACATCGTGCCTTGGCTAACAACTCTGTCGCTTACACCGATAAGCCAGATGCAGAGACATTCATGCGTGAGTGGACAGCATTGATCGAAAGTAAATCAGGTGAACGAGGTATCTTTAATCGTCAGGCATCACAGAAGCAAGCCGCAAAGAATGGTCGTCGTAATCCAGAGAGTGACTTCGGGACGAATCCTTGCAGTGAGATCATCCTCAAAAATGCGCAATTCTGCAACCTTACTGAGTGCGTAGTACGTGCAACCGATACTATTGAAGACATAGAACGCAAGGTAAAATATGCGACTATCTTAGGTACGATCCAATCTACCTATACAAAGTTTCCGTACCTATCCAAGGATTGGGCAGATAATACGGAAGAAGAGCGTCTGCTAGGTGTAAGTCTAACAGGCATCATGGACAATCCGCTAATGACCAGTGCAAATGCTGGGTTAGCTAAAACACTGGAGCATCTAAAAAATGTCGCTATCTCTACTAATGCTGAATGGGCTGAACGTCTTGGTATCCCTACTTCTGCTGCTATCACTTGTGTCAAACCTTCTGGCACTGTCTCCCAACTTGTTGATTCTGCTAGTGGGATACATGCTCGTCACAGCCCTTATTACATCCGTACAGTGCGTGGCGACAATAAAGACCCACTTACACAATTCTTGATTGATCAGGGTGTACCTAACGAGCCTTGTGTGATGAAAGGTGACACAACAACAGTGTTCAGTTTCCCACAGAAAGCTCCTGCAGGTGCAACAACACGTAATGATATGACAGCTATTGAACAACTAGAGACATGGCTTACATATCAGCGACACTGGTGCGAACATAAACCTAGCATTACTGTGTCAGTTCGTGATGATGAATGGGTATCTGTAGGTGCATTTGTGTTTGAACACTTTGATGAAATGTCGGGTGTTTCATTCCTACCGCACAGTGACCATACATATCAGCAAGCACCTTATCAGGACTGCGACAAATCAGAATATGAGGAATTGTTGTCGTTAATGCCGACAGATATTGATTGGTCTAAACTGACGGACTATGAGAAAGAGGACAATACAGCAGGTATGCAGACAATGGCATGTTCTGGTGACGTATGCGAAATCGTAGACCTAACTTAGGTTCTGTTAAGTCACCCTGCATAAAGGTCTGTCGTATAGTCGATGGATATTGTGCAGGGTGCTTTCGTACAACAGATGAAATCAGAGATTGGATGATTATGTCCGACTATGAACAGAAAATGCTATTACATGAAATAATGTGGAGAAAAGATGAAACCTGTCAGAAAGAAGTTTAGTCGTGCCTTATATGAGGCATACGACAATAAAGCTAAGGATGCTCTTGTATCTCTGCTAGAAAGTAAAGGCCATACGATTGTAAACACTGAAGAGGATTACTTTGTTGATGTCATATCTCAGAAGGGTGGCTACACTTATTTTAACGAGGCAGAGGTTAAGGTAGCTTGGGATGGGGACTGGCCTACCCACTGGTCTGAAATACGCATCCCTGAACGCAAACAGAGGCTCCTAGACAAGTACGAGGGAAAGAATGGTGTTCTTAACTTTTATGTATTTCGTAAAGACCTACAACAGGCGTGGCGTATCAAGGATACACTATTAACCCAAGAAAGTTTAGGTACAGCAAAAGGTAGGTACATTCGTAAAGGGGAGCAGTTCTTTCATATCCCATTTACATCAGCGGAGCTAGTACAACTGAATGGATGACTTTCCCGAAAAGCCAAAACGATCCCGACGAAAAACAACATATAAAGGAGCAGCCCAGAAGAAAACATCTGGGTTGTTACCTAAAACAACAAAACAAAAGGAATTGTTAAATGCACTTAGGGAATATCAGCAGGTCTTTATCCTTGGCCCTGCAGGTACTGGTAAGACGTATGTTACTGCAACTTATGCTGCCGACCTCTACACGACGAAAGAGATTGATAAGATCGTTATCACAAGACCTCACGTTGCCGTAGGTAAAGAGCTAGGTTTTCTTAAGGGTGATCTGCAGGAAAAGACAATGCCTTGGGCATTACCTGTATTAGACGTATTGGAGAAACACTTAGGTAAGGGGGCAGTGGAAACTGGCATAAAGAATGGAAACATTGAAATGGCACCTCTTGCACTTATGCGTGGGCGTAGCTTCGATAATGCCTTCATAATTGTTGACGAAACACAGAACATAACGACACATGAACTGAAGATGTTGTTGACAAGAGTGGGGGAAGATACTACTATTGTGCTTAATGGTGATATTCAACAGTCAGACCTGAAAGAAGCTGATGGTCTGTCTAAAGTTATTCACCTAGCAAAGAAACATATGTTGCCTGTACCAATCATAGAGTTTGGTGTAGACGACATTATACGATCCGACATCTGCGCACAGTGGGTAAAGGTATTTATGAAGGAGAACCTATGAATGAATGGAGCGAAGCACCTATGATAACACCAATGTCCCTAGAGGAACGACAACGATCTAAGGAACGTGACAACGTAAATAATCCTGCACACTATGGTACTGGTGTTATTGAGTGTATTGAGTACATCAAGGACTTCCTGACAGATGAGGAACTAATAGGATACTACCGTGGGAATGTGGCAAAGTACTTACACCGCTGGCGATACAAGAATGGTGTAGAAGACCTTAAGAAAGCCCGATGGTATTTAGAAGCATTAATACAACAACAGGAGCGTAAATGACCGTAATAGAAGGTATCCTGCTGATCAGTCTACTAGCCAATGCATATTGCCTACGTAAGATCACAAAAGCAGAGGCCGACATAGAAATGCTGTATGAAGGTACAGCCATGTGTATGAACAAACTAGGTCTATCAGAAGAGTAGATACAAAAAGACCCCTGAGTCCAACTAAGGATTCAGGGGTTTAGTTTATGCAGAGTATGGATATTTTTATTCTTTACGTCTAAAGAGCTTAAGTAAGCCCCTTCCCATTTCAGACGGTGATGGGGCCAACCACCCCAATACTAATAGTATAAGCAGAAGTGGGTCTATCTCAGATATGTTTGTCGTACTATTATCTTGATTAACAGTATCGACTGGCCCTTCTGGTTTTATCTCTGGTTTGTTGTAAGTGGTTACACCTACGTTCTGGTTATTCTCTGCACCTACTTGGGTATTAGCAGCTACATTTGTCCCACCAGTGGGAATTAAGGACGTAAGTCCACAACTAGATAATAGTAGGGTCAGGAGTATCCATCTCACTTGCTCATAGCCACCTTGTTACCCATAGGCTTACCAGCCATGTAAGCTGTAGCACCCATGTAAGCTGCAACGACACCAGTCTGAGCAATATAGAATAAACCTAGTAAATCAGCTAGAGCAGATACTCGTGAATCTGACATGATAGGGGTGAATAGAAATATGGTAAATATAATCATCATACCCATAGCTACCCAAGCCATAAACTTTTGTGACTCAGCTTTCTCTTCACGTAGCTCTATTTCAAGCATACGCTCCTTCATGGCTATTTCTTCTGCTGTGATCTTACCATCACCATCAATGTCAAAGTCTACTACCATTTACTAAAGCCTCTGCTATTCTTTTGTTACTAGTTATCAAGACGATTTTACCGTCTTTATCAAAGACTACCCATTTACCTAGTTTATTCTCTATAAGCCTCAAGACAAAATAACCCTGAATTTCTGCTTGTCACTAGAACACTAGCTATTTCTTTTTCTTTATTACACTCTTCTAGTGATGAATAAGTATTGCCTACTTGGTAGTAGTCAAGTTCACCATTCATAAGTTGAAACCAAATCAAAAACCACATTATCTTACCATATACATTATAAGCCCAAGACCGCCAAAGAAGGTCAACAATAGTAAGCCTGTAATAGTCCAAGTAATTATTGCTTCTTGCAACTCAGCCTTACGGTACTCATGTTCCCGTTTTTGTTTTCTTATCTTTGCCTCAATAGCCACTAGCTCATCCCATGCTGATGGACCCATCGTGAAAGATATATAATCCTTCAACTCTTTTCTCATGGATTCTGCTTTACGCTTCGCAGCAAAAACTTCCAAACTTTCAGCCTCTACTGAACCACCCAAGGATTTCCACCAAGGGGGGTTCTTTACTTGTTTCTCAGCTTGACCTAAGTCAGCCATATGACCTGCCCACTTAGTTAGTTGACTGCCCATATCCTGTAGGTCTTTCCCAACAGCAAACCCTTTCTTAAGGGCGTTGAATGCAACTGTGGCCCCTGAGATTATTGTAATTGGGTCCATTTACCTATCTCGCAGTGATTGTTCTATACTGTCGAGTTTTAGGAATATTGCTTTGATTGTTTCTTTCATCTCTTTCATCTCACGATCATATGAGACTTTAGATGATTCTAGTTGAGATTTAAGTACGGCTATTTCTGTCTCGTGTTTATTACATCGGGAAAACAGGTGCCATACAACGACTATAACAGGGGCTACAAGCCATTGCATAATTAAGTCTACCATCTCGTACATGACTATAGAACCTCGAAATGCGGGGCATCTATGAAGGGTCTACGACCAGCAGAACGACGAATGTCAATGTATTCATTCATCAGGTCTTCTGCAGTCCCATCCCAGTCGTTTAATGCTTTGTGCCATGCAGCACCCCAGCGTAATGTCACTCCTAGTTCTTTAGCAGCTTTGAGCATTGCATCTGCAATCTCGTCGTACAAGTTTAGTTCCCAACGTATGCCATCACAGTAAGCTGCAAGGTCTACAGCTTTACCTTCTAGGTGCTTAGACTTCATCGTCTGTGATGCACCTTTGGCTACCAGAGCTTCTTGTTCTTCAACAGTACGTAGACCACAGATTACAGAGAAGTCCTGCTCAGAGATTTCAATAGCTCTTTCAACAACAGCAACTAGCCGTGGGTCAACACCTTGTAGTTTTTCTTTACTTCGGTTACCTAAGACATATCCCATTGTTGTTCTCCTTAAGGTTTAACAGGCCAATCATCATCAGCAATATTAGGCCATGATGCCAAGTCCGACATATCACGCAACTCTTGGCGATAGGTTGCCCAAGCTGTCTTATCTTCATTGCTTAATGGACTGTCGTTCATCTGTGTCCAGTCACTGTCAGATAATAGTTTGTTGCGTGTGGCACGATGACCTTCGGCAGTTGTGGCATCTAGCCCTGCTTGATACGCAGCTTCTTGATCTGCCTTAGTGTGAGACACGCCATCTTCATCGGTGTAATCTGAGAACATGTCACGGGCAACGTAGTTCTCCACCCAGTTGCCGTTAGCATCTTGGACAACACCATCACGCACTGATGTCTGGTAGTCGCCTACGGTAGCCGCTGGGCTGCGTAGCACTGGGTCTAGGTCTAGTGCGTCTAAAGTTGCCGCTTTCCATACACGAGGCAGGGACATGTTGCTGTAGTGCTGTCTCCACGCTCCCTGCGACTGCACAAGTCCTGTTGTTCTGTTTCTGTATTCACTCATTAGATTGATCCTTTCATATGAGTTTGATTATGCGATTGCGTATGACCAGCCAGCTTTGTTATGCCGACAACGCCATTGAATTGTAACCGCTGGAATGTCTAAATCCTTTGCGGCTTCTGTTGTTGATCCGTATTCACCAAATGGCGATATGACCCGCTTGGCTCTGTAGTTGTTAGAGCCGCCAACTGCCGCAGAGATTTTAGCTTTAGCCTCTGGGCTGTGCATAGGGTTGCTATCGCCTTGCATGTCAACACGTTCTTTGCCTAGCTTGGCCTCTGCAATCTTGGCTTTTGTTTCATCGGATAATACCTTGCCAATGTTACCGTCATGCAGATTGTTGCTGTTGGTTGCGATGAATACATTACCTGCTTCGTAATGACCGTCATCATTGTGGCGGCACATGCAGTATTTGTCTGCTCCCACGCCACGTTGCTCCCACAAGCCAGACTGCACCCAGACATCTTTCCATTCATCAAACGTCATGCGCATCTCTATGCTACGCTGCTTGGCGTTAGACTTATGCTGAGTGTAGGCTTTTCTATACTCACAACGTGTCATGTTAAGCACTCACTGCGTAAAAGATGTAGTCACCAGACCCAAGGAGTCCGTTTGACGGAATGATAAAACCCGAACCAGTAGGGGTAATATCCGCAATATCCCAAGATGTGTTCTCTGCGGCTGTGCTATTTAACTGTAACCACGGATCATTCCCAGATGTAAATCCACGCTCAGTATCAATTACAATCCAACCGCCAGTTGCACTCGTTTTCTTAATCATTAAAAAGCGTGGGCCACTTGAAAAGCCACAGTCCACAGTAAGATCACTTGGATATGTGTAACTAAACGAACCCACCTTAGACACACCATCTAGGCTTGCGAATAGGTAGGCTATGTAGGTGTTGCCTGATGCGTTTACATCTCCAATAGGCCCTAAAGAAAACACACTATCTGTCGGAGCAGTACTATTCCAACAACCGTTACCATTAGTTTCTTCACCAACTGTTTCATTTAGAGCGACAGAAGAACCTGCACCTAAAGCCGAATGGTAAACTTTCCACCCATTGCTTACATCCCTACGCTTAACCCACATCATCTCAGGTGCAACACCAAGGTTATGGCTTACAGTACGCCCTGCTGTTCCGTTGCCTGTGTATGCGACTACATCAAAGTAGTTAGGCGCACGCTTCCACATCCAAGCTGCACCATTTGCAGCACCTAATCCTGTTAGCTGAACATTATCCATGTGGTCAAACGGACTGTAAGAACTGTAAGTGCCATATGAAGAAGAGCCGCCTGTTAGGTTTGTGTAAAGCAAATCATTAGCTAATCTATTTATTGCTAATTTATTACCTGTTGAACTATTTGCGGCTGCGTGATGAAGTACAAAATCAACAGGAAAGTCAGGCGCAGGGCTTACATCTTTAGGCGTGTTGTTTTGCACAGTTCCAACTTGAAACACATCAGTCGCACTCTCAGGCACAGCCATAGGGCCACGTCTAATGGCGATGTAGATGTAGGTGTCGGTATTGGCACCACCCCAAGAGGTACTACCAGCACTTGTTAGTCTAAACCCTGTTGGTGTAGGTATGGGGGCTAAAGCATTTGTGGAAGTGTTTTCTTCAGCAGTGCTTTCATTTGCCCTAAAATAGTCCGAATTAGTACCGTCTGCGGTTAATGCCCTCATATTATCTACAAGCATCCAATCAGAATAATCGTTTGTAGTGCTTGCGTTTTTAGAAAGTATCCACTGAGGTTCCCATCCAAGATTTATCTCTGGCGATGTTCCGCTATAACTCCCACACTTGATAATGTCCTGATCCCCTGTAGGGCCGAAGTCACCGTCACCGTCATTGTGGGCGAATAGGTAGGCAACGTAGTTATAACCACTCTCGTTTACTGCATTAAGAGTATTGACAGTAAACTCTGTAGAAGTTGGTGCAGTATTGTTCCAAGTATTAGAACTAGTTGATGCAGCACCAGTAGTATTTAGCTGGATATACTTTGTTTCTCCCAAAGAACGATGATACACAATCCAGTTTTCAACGTAATCTGTACCCTTAATAATAATAGTCCCAGGAACAGAACCAAGGTTATGGCTAATGGTCTGCGCAGAACCTGTCCCAGTATAAGTCACCACATCAAAGAACTTAGGGGCTTTGCGGAATGTCCAAGAGGCGAAGTCAGAATTATTACCACCCCATCCATTATTAACACCACTGCCGCTGCCTATGACAAAACCATTTGAGTTAAAAGCACTGATAGTTAAATCTTCATTCCCAGTGTGTGTATTTCTTGCATCTGTTAAATTACTCTGAAGAAAATGCCACGGCTCACTTGTTGTAGTGTCGTGCAAATAATGATTATATGCATCGGTTCTACTCTTAATCCAAACCAATCCACCTTCGCCATCAAGGTCAATGCCGTTGGTTATCGTTTGTGTAGAGCCATTACCCTCATACAAATAAGTGCTGAACACTTCCTCAACATTCAGGCCAGCACCACCTGCACTACCTGCCGCAGCTTGTAAGAGTTTCTTCGAGTTAGACATATTGTATTCCTTATGCTAGTGCTTGACCAGCAGTAAATCCATAATATGTAGTACCACCATCATGGGTGATAAACACAAAATAATCTACTGCAGATGCAGTTGCGGTTAAAGTCGGGGCTGTAGCTGAAGGCCAATCAACTGAAGTAGGCCAAGTTACAGTAAAACCTGATGCAGAAGCGTCCTGAACAAGTTTAAGGGTAAAGCTAGATGTTTTACCAGAAGCAGCAGGGTTGCTGAATGTGAACGTGGTATTTTCAGTTAAAGTATGACTGAAGTTTGTACCATCACGTAAATTTACAGTGGTAGCATTGGAGCTAGATGTTACCGCATTGTATTCTTCAGAGATACCGTTATCAAAAGTAACGACACCATTAGCATCAGCAGTTACAGCCTTAGATGCTTCTGATGTACCTAGAGTAGTAATATCAAGGTAGTTAATTTCTGCTGTAGTTACTGTTGCACCATCTAATTTATTAAGTTCAGCAGCAGTAGCGGTAAGTCCAGAAATACCACCTAACTGTACCCAATTAGTAGCATCACTAGATGGGTCTGTAGTCTCTCCAGAGTGTGTAGTAATAGCACGATAACTTAAGTAAGTAATAGGAGAATAAACGACATCCCCGACAGAATATGAAGCACCTGATGACCAAGCACCCGAAGCTACACTAGAAGCAGAATTTGCAGCGGCAGTGGCACTTGTAGCTGCATTGGTTTCACTTGTTGCAGCGTTTGTAGCACTTGTGGCAGCAGCAGTGGCACTTGTAGCTGCGTTTGTAGCACTTGTTTGTGCATCAGCAGCAATCGTATCTTCCATATAAGCTGCAAGGGCGTTAGCTTCTGTACCAAAGTCAGGTAATGCACCTAAAAATGCATCAGCTTCATCAGCAAAGTTCGTGGGGTCTTGACGACTGGGTGGGGATGGTAGTGTGGTAATGGGTGGGTATGCCATATTATGTCAATCCTTCTACTTCGATAGCTCCGAATGATAACGATGGGCCTTCTAGCGTTAAATCAAACCTACGATAGAAACCATAGATGGTCGTACCATAAGATGTATCTTCTGAGCCGATATAGACGATTGGTGTGGCCCTAAATCCAGCCAACGTCCGTTGAATTTTTCTTGCGTTTTGAGTTTCAAACTGTACATCAAAGTCAGCCAACTGAGCAAATGCTCTTTCAACAACAATAAAGTTACCAAAGTCATCTGTCTCTTTACGTGAGAAGTCTTCGATGCTGATTGATGTACCGTAAGTTGTAGTACCAAGATCACTCAAGAACCCTAAGACAAGTTGACCAAGTTCTGCAGTTTCACCTGTGTTAGCAGTAACTGTTACAGTGACAGTAGAGCCAAGGTAAGGTGGCAAGTCTAACCACTGAGCTTGTTCTTTCTGTACTTGTTCCTCGAAGAAATATGTAAACCAATCAACAATGTTTCTGTTATCAGTCAGGGATATGTCTTGGTTGTATACCTCTGTAGCACCATCAGCCACAGTTACGTTAGCTGTAATACCCTTTAGGCCAAATAAAGCGACAGAGGTAATGTTAGAACTAGAATCAGTTAAGACATACTGAATACTGTTTAGGTTAGTTACAGGTTGACTAATCTTCTGGTCAAATGCTTTCCAGCGGTTAGTCGCACTGATTTCCAACCAGTTAGTACCATCATCAGTCGTAGGGTCATTACCTAAGTTACTATTCACTAGGCTTTCATAGACCTTGTGTGTCGTACCTATGACAATGACGTTATCACCATCAGCGTAGGTAGTACCTGAAGCCCATTCAGCGTAGTCATCTTCGGTAACATTAGAGCTAGTGAGAATACTGTTGGTAACTGTTACAGGTTTAATAATCTGCATCTATTAAGTCCTTGTAGCTGGAAGACCTTCAGTATCCCACTTGCGGTTAATATCGTAGTTCCGCTTGACATACTTAGAATTACTTGCTTGTAGTTGTCTGCTTTCAGTCCGTAGACCAGCGACTTCTTCACGTAAGCTACGAACCTCTGCGACAAGCTCTGGGTTACGGAACAACTCTGCAGTTTGCTTAGTACTAAAGATACGTGATGGGCCTGTAGCTTCAAGTTCTGGGCCTCGTTCACCAACCATACGCAGACCACCACCAAAATTACCACCCATAGCAAACTGTAAGGCTCTTGTGGCGTTATCCATATTAACACCCAAGTTACCTGCATTAGAGATAGCTTGCTGGATTTGTGCGCCAGTCTTACCTGATGTTTGAACACCTAAGTCTGATGCAACTTGCAGTAGTTGTGAGGAACCACGAATGTTTACTTTCTGGAACTTAGCACCATCACTCTTACGTTCAGCAATACCTGACTGACCTAGTTGATTTAGAATTTGTTGTCCTGCAGCATTAGCCTCTTGTACACCTGCTCCTGCACCACCCCCTGTTCCAGCACCAGCTAGGGCAGCTTTAGCAGCAGCTTGCGCACTTAAAGCAGCCTGTACAGCAGCACTCAAGTCAGCGATTGCAGCACTTACATCTTTAACAGAGGTGTTGATGCCATATAGAGCATTAAGTTGCTCTTGTGCTTGTGCTAGTTGTTCATCTAGCTTATCAATCTGACCATCGTAACGAGCTTGTGCAGCATCTGCCTCATTCTGGATTTCTAGTAGAGTTTGTTCATCTGTACTTAACTGATGACCAGCTTTCTCTTCTAATTCACGAATAAGGTTTCTTTGATCTGCAAAGTCTCTTTGGTAATCGACAAAGTTAGTGTATAGACCTTCTGATGGTTCAGCAATAGCCTGTAGAGCATCATCTAGTTTTTTCTGGTCAGAGATACGAGAAGCACCACGTAGACTACGTAGGTAGGCTAATCCTGCACCTCTGGTCATACCAGATGTACCAGAAGCCCCCTCAAGAGAACTTAAGATACCACCACTTACACCTACAGCAGATTGTGCAGCAGCAAGACGACCTTGGATAGCATCCATGATGTCGTTGAAGGAACTAGTGATAGCAGCCTTACGTGCTTCTATAGACCGTTGTACCGTAGCAAAAGCAGAGTTTACAGCAGAGTAAGCATCTTCTAGTGCATATACTTGATCAAGCATACCACGGTTTAGCTCATGTGTAGCTGCACGTTCTCTTTCACGTTGACGGATGAGTAGCTCAGTCTCATTGCCAAGTAACTGTAGAACTCTTGTCTCTAGGTCATATCGTTGAGTAGCAGCAGCTAGAAGCTCATTCATAGTCTCGAAGTGACCAGACAAAGAAGCAAAGCTATCACCCATCTTAGTGATCTCTTCGTTAATCTTCTGTAGCTTTTCTTCTTCGGTTAGACCTTGAAGTGATAACTTAAACTGATAGCTAAAGTTATCAAATGCATCTGCACCAATACCTAGAGTACCTGCAGCATCAACAATGCTTTGTTGCATATCACCGATAGCTTTGATCAGTGGGTCAGCTAGTTCTGCATCTGCAGCTTCGTAAGATGTAACTTTACTACCTTTAAGTAAACCAAACAAGCGACTACTTTGTGTAAGTTGGAAAGTTTCAATAGCTACGTCAAAGCCCTCAACAGTAGCTCTTAGTCCACTGTCGAGTAGTTTGGTTTTCTTGGTTAGTAGTCCGACGACTGCAGCGACAGCAATTACAGCAGGTAAGGCAGCACCGATAGTAGCCATAGTACCAGCATTAGCAGCAGTTGCAGATAGTGTTGCGCCGTACCCTGAGATACCGCCGCCCATGAACCCTTGGACACCTGCCATAAAGCCACTGCCCATAGCGGATGCACCAGCGGCTAGAGAAGCACCCATAGTGCCTGAAGCAAAAGAACCTGTCCCTGAAGCCATAGTCGATGCAGCAGCAGAACTACCAAAACCAGCAGCCATGCCTGTAGTAATAGGGATTAGGATTTTATTACGTAATGCAGCAGCAGCCATGTCAACAAGCATTTGCTTAAACGAATTAAGAATGTCACCGACAAAGGTTTTAAAGTCGTCAAAGCCCCTGCTCATCCAATCTGAGAACGCTTGTTCAACATCACCAATGATTTGTATTGAGTCACCCAGACCTTCGTTAAGGTCGTCTACAGCTTTGTTGTAAGCCTGTTGACTAATCTTACCTGCTTTAAGTAGTTTGTCTAAGTCCTCTAATTCCCTGTTGTATTCACGAAATGGGTCAGCAGCGTCTTCTAATTCCCTGATTTTGTCGTTAAGCTCTTCCATAGCTCTAGCAGCTTTTTCTCCAGAGCCAGTCAGTTCCTCTATGATCTCTTCAACAGTCTGATATTCTAGAGACTGCATATAGTCTGAACCCTGCTTTCGAGGATCACCCCCACGACCAGAATACTGCTTATCCATCATTTTTTGACGAAGAGTAACTGCAGCCAGTCTTTTAATTTCCTCTTCGTTTATATCTTCTAGTGTTTTCTTCTGTCGTTGTAATTCATCGTATGTAGCCATCTCTAATTCGAGAAGGTTACCTTTCATACCTGCGTCAATACGAGATTGTTCATAGGCTTCTCTGGCCTGTGCTGCAGTAGCTTTCTCTAACTCTAAGCTATCTTTACCATACTGAGCTTCTATTTTAATAAGCTCTATCTGGTTCTTGAGACTCTGTAATTCATCATTATGGGTTTTTTGTATCTCTTTAACAGCCGCTTCTCTATCTTCAATGGCTGAAGTCATCTCTTTTGTGACAGCTAGGGCAGCTTTAGTGCTATTTGTAATAGCCTCTTGTCTAGCTAAAGCCAATCTATCTAGTTCATCTTGATCCGCTTTGGCATCAATAAGATCATACTCGAATTTAAGTCTATCTCTTAGTTTTCTGGCTACAAGATCAGTAATACCAGCTTGTTTGATTTCTAGCTCTAATGCAACTTCAGCTTGTCTACGAACTTCATTTCTATACTTGACATGATCTTGACCAAATCTGTTTTCTATAGCGGCAAGTTTATTAGCCTCTTCCATAGAACGTACACGTTTTAAATACTCAGTGTTTATTTTAATCTGCAGTTCTTGTTCTTGTGCTGCAGCTTTAACTAAGAGGTCACCAAGAAGTCTTATTTTCTCTTCTACATCTGCACCTTCAAAGCGACTCGTGATTGACCCGAATAAACCACCAAATCTTTCGGCGGCAGACAAGTCCACATTCATAATCTTTGATTTGTCGTTCTCTTCATTTATGTCTTTGAGGACTTGTAAGTACCCTTCTTGAAGCTCTTTAATCGCACGAATACGGTCTTGTAGGGCAAGTTGATCAGTTGTTATACCCTGAGTAAGCGCACGTTGTTCTTGCCTAAAGTCCTTAAGGGTTTTCGCCAACCCAGAAACTTTTTCTTCAGCCTCTTCTGCAGATTTAGCTGTTCTCATAAAAGCACCAGCTATAGCTGTAACAATAGGAACTATAACACCAAGCGCAGAGAACGCAGCAATAGCTGCAGTGCTTCTAGCAAGCATGGCAAATGTACCAACAAGCTGTGTTGCCTGTTGACCAAGGGCGACCATAACATTCGTACCAGATTGCACCTGTACCGCAAAGTCACCAACTTGATAACCAGTTTGCTGCATTAGAACGCCAAGTTGATTCGTTTTTCTGGCAGTTTGTTGTGCAGCTACACCACCTGCATTTACAGCAGTGCTTAAATCCCTTTGTGCATCAGCAAAACGTCTTACTTGAGCAGTAGCTTTTTGACTCTTCAGACCAAGTGCTTCATATTCTCTTTTAGCTGATAAGAGAATTTTGTTGTATCTTTCTTGAGAAATGCGGTTTTGATCAAGAGCTTTAGATGCCTTGATTATCTGACGTTCTAGACGTTCAGTAGTGGAAATAGACTCTTTGAGTCCTTTATTTCTAACTACTACATCTAATTCGATTAAGTCAGCCATTCTCTTCGCCTATAGTTTTGATCCACAAGTTATCAAGGGACTTTATAGTTTCTATTTCCCACGGTGAAAGCGTGATACTCGTAAGGTCACACCAAGCCTTAATTATGTCGTAGGATATAGGATTTGGCCCTGACATTCCATAAGTTCTACCTTCGTGTAGTTCTAGGAATGACGACCAGATATGTGCAGCAACATCAGGGAAGAGTGCATCAGAGTTAAACTGTTCTACCTCGTCTAAACTCTTCCCCATTTGTTTTGCTGCTTGGGCTAGGTGGTCAGCTTCGGTTGATTTTCCCTTAACTTTCCTACCCATTCTAAAAGAGTGTTCAGCAAACTCTTCTAGTTCTGCCCTTACTTGTCCAAAAAAGCCTGTGCATCACCTAAAGCTGCATCTACTTGTTCACGTACCCAAGGTAACTGTTCAAATAGTTCACGTACTTTAGCTTCTTTGCACTCAGGCTGTTCACCACCTACTGTGATGTTCCAAGACTCTACACACTTAACCAAAAGGTCTAATGCTGATGCTTCAATCTCTTCTGCAGTAAGGTTTAGCTTACCACCAGTACGTTGAGCTTTCATCAATCGACGGTTCTGTTGTGCGTGAGAAATGGCCTTATATTTCTTTGAGTATGGGCCACAAATTGTAATTGTCATCTCTGAGCCATCTTCGTTAATCAATAGTTCAGAGTTTACTGGGTTATACAAAGTAACGTCTGTAGTTTCTTTGGTAGTACCAATGTTCATCAAGTCCATAATCGGGTCTCCTTTGTGATGATTCGGGTTTGTCGGGGTGGTTATTGAAGGGGGAACACCAGACCCGACACCGATGCTCCCCCGCCTCTAGCTAGAGGATTACGATGTACGTGTCAGTTTGATGTTTGTGTCTTCTGTTGCGTCATATAGACCAACGAAAGGCATTGTGATCAAGCGTGACTGTGGGTTCTGTACTGGGACAGATGCACCGTTGTACTTAACTCGTGGGAACAAGAATGTGTAGCTGTTAGCACCTGTAGGATCGTCCACAGATACTTCGATTGTGCTTTCAGTCTCGTTCAAGAATTTGTTGATCAATGTTGAGTCTTCGTAGTAGACAGTCATTGTACCTTCAACAACCGCACGACCATACTCTAGTGACTGAGCAGCATCAGAACCAACAACGAATGTAGGTGCTAATGAGTTCTGGATTGAGAAGTCAATCGAAGTCACGATAGAAATAGATGATCCACCATCAGAAATAGTACCTGAGTAGCTATCGAATGGTTGGTTAGATGAAGCAGCAGTTGGTGTACCACCTGTTGAAGCTGTTGTTGCAGCTTGTGTCATGTCTTTACCGACCATATCAAAGGTTGTTGAAACCATTTGGTTAGGGGCGATGGAAACTGACATACCAGATACAGCCATACCAGTGAATGTACGGAACTGTGAGATGTCTTCAGCAGCGTCTTCGATTGTGAAGTACTTTGGTGTTGTACCAACTTTAACAACGTCTGTTGAGAAAGAGCTAAAGAAAGCACTTTCGATAAACTCGTCAAAGTCACCTTTACGAAGGTCTACTTCTACTGAACCGCCAGCTTGTTTGTTGCCATGACGGTCAACACGAGTCATACGGTCTGATTGAATTTCGTTACCTTCAACACGATCTTTTGATAAGTCAATAGAGTGTGTATTGAATGGCAACTTAGCGAATGTTGGTGACGCTGGTGTTGTTCCAAATGCTGTCTCAGCAATATAAGCGAGACTGGAACGGCTACCCTGTGCAAAAGCCATAGTTATTCTCCTTCAGAGATTTCTTGAATAGTTGTTGATTTAGCCTTTGGAGATTCTACCAAGTGTTCAGGCAGTCCTTTGGCAATTTTAGCAGGGATTTTATCTCCCTCTTTGTATGTTTTACCTTGACAGGCAAAGTTTTGTTTTGCTGTATACATAAGCAATTCCTTTATTGGGCGAAGATGTACCAACCGATATTCACTGTTGCGTAATACCAAGGTGTATCTACAAACCCACTATCTCGTTCTGCATAGTCTACAGAAACTATGATTTCATCTCCACCTGCTGGTGTAAAAGAGATGTCTGTTGTAGCATCAAAGGCATCCATTACCTTGTTAGCTAGGTCATCAGCAGCAGCAGGGCCGTTACCTTCTGGTGTATAACAGAATACACGGAAAACACCATCGTACCGTTGCTGTGGATTTGAGCCTCGTACAGCAGGTCTTCGGGAAACTGGCACAAAGGCTACCTTAAGAAAGCTAGACCCTGTTGTAGGGTCAAAAGAGACATTCTCATAGGCAATATCGGGTAGGTCGGCTGTAGTGGAAAGATGGCTTTCTAGAGCAGCACGAATATTATTGTAAATGCTCATCCAAACTTTCTCCTAATTCTTGCGAATACGTGATAACCACTTGAACGCCAGTTAGCACCATCCTCTACATCTCTTGCATGTGGTGAATTATTACGAAGAGTAACCCTCATGTTGCCACTAGCAAGTCTGTCTGAAATATTTAACTTGGCTATATCACCCATAAGTAAATCAAAACCTTCACCCTGTTTAACTTGTGGGTTTTGGTTTTTAAGTCTATTTTCTGAGCTTTTTCCTCTTGGGCGACCAGCACCAGTTGTTATAGAGAAAGAGGTTACATATGCACCAGTATCAACAGGAGAAATACGAGTAGTATAGTCAGCCATATCTACAAGTCTTTCTTTGACTTGTTCTTCAGCCATATCATTTAGTTGGCCTTTAAGTCTGCTGAAAGTGTCTTGTATCTTAGGCATTATTCTGAGACCTCACAGATATAACAAATCTTAACACCATTAGAGAAGATTGTATTTACCCTAACGACAGAAACTGTATCACCTTGTCCTATGATCTGGTCTTCATCATCTGGTTCTACTGCCAAGCCCAGTGCAGGAATTACACAACGGCGAGAACCTCGTCTGATTTCATCACCGATAGGTAGTCCAGTGGAAAAATTAAAGAAGTAACCTTCCACTACATAATCTGTTGTTGCTGAACCTGAGACTGAACCTGTAGCAGGATCATAAGTTCCTGCAGTTGTCTTTTTTCGTAGTGTTAGCTCTTGTCCATGATCCTGAACCAATTTAAGGAGATCGTAAGCTCTGAAAGTAGCCATTGTAATTCTCCTTAATCGTAATCTGAGCCGTACTCATCACCACTGTAGCTAGGTGGGTTACGGAAGCGGTCTCGACGGAATGAAGGTGTAACACGATCTGTGTTGGCACGTACCGTATCAATCGTAGCTTTACTGATGCCACCTGCTTTGATACCTACTACAGCACCAGCTTTCTTGCCTTGATACTCTAGGTTCTCTGCTAGGTTTGCATACTGCTTGGCTAAGTCTGTATAGTCTGCACTTAATGCACCATCTAGGCTTGTATTTACTTGTCGTGAATACTTGGCAGCGACAACTCTTGCACACCATGCAGCAGCAAAGTATACGTTATCATTAGTTTGGGCTAGACCGAAAGTAATCTCTTCGTTCTGCACTTGTTGATCATTTGTATCTGTGTCTCCAAGAAGCAGACGTACAGAATTTAAACGACCAGATGCAGTCGTAGTTCCAAGATCAGTTTCGTCGTAGCTCCAAGCCATGATTAGTTCTCCAAGTGTCCGTAAGTTCTACGCCAACTACGAATAAGCCCACGTTGTTTATCAGCAATCTTGGACTTCTTACATTTTTTCTTATCAAAGTCTGCTTGTGATTGGGACTTATCTTTAACTTTAGCATTGATTGCGTCTACAACATCGTGTAGTCCTGCAACATCTAGTTCTTCTAGTCCATCACCGACTTTTGTCTTTACTTCCATCTCAGAGTTGTGGTGCAACCAACCTTTGTTATAGAGTATCTCTACACGAATTTCGTCTACACCTAACTCTTTCCACTTGAACTCATCACCTGCTTCAAAGTGTCTCTTATGCCCATCAAAGGGAATACGGACAAATACAGGGCGGTCAAACTGGAAGGGCATTGGTCTTCGGGCCATATCATCTTCCTCGTTGTTTATAGTCGGGTTTGATGGGGACTTACGCCCCCACCAGAGTTTTATCTTACGCAACAACTGTGTCAAAGAAGTAACCCAAGTCTGCGCCTGTGACTTTCATGTCGTATGACATTTTAACTTGGATGTGTTCTGCAACTTGTTGACGCTTAAGTGCATCGTCAGAGAATGACTCTACAGTTACGCCCAAGTTGTTGACACCTGATAGGTTGTTCCATGCAAATGTTGCACCAGCCATTGGTGTCATTAGTCCACCTGCCGCTGGGCCGTGTACCAATAGAGCATGTTTACCACCGATGAACGCATTGCTTTCTGCAACACCTTCTACAGATGTGTTTTTCACTGCTTCCATGACGTAGAAGTTTTCTACTTCAAAGATTTCAGCCAACTTAGCGTTGGTGATCAATGCAGTGTTTGATACAGTTGCACCACCGTTCAAACGTGCTAGGATGTCTGGGTGGTTGATCAAGATGTCACGCACCTCTTTACCGACAACCATTGTGTTTGGCTTGAAGCCACCAGACTTAAGCTGCATAGTACGACGAGCAGTTGTTACGTCTGCGATTGGTGTACCATTTGTGTAGTCTGACCACAAGTTTGATGGTGTTGATTCTGAACCCCAGATTGAAGCTGCGAAGAAGTTTGAAGCAAACTGCTCTTCACGGTGGATCAACAGGCGGTTTGTCAGAGTTTGTGCGCCAGCAGCACGAATGTCTAGAGCAGCATCTTCGTTAGCAAGTGTTTGCTGATCGAAGTCCATACCTAGACCGTATACGTCTGCATAGAAGCTATCTGTTGACAATGACATACCGATGCGGTTGACTTCTGTACGAGGCGCAAGAGCCTTAACGTCACCTGTGCGGTTCATGTTGTCACGGTCATAGATGTAGTATTTATCTGACTGTTTGTCTACACCGATAACAGGGAAAACCTTGTCAGCGATGAAGTTTGTTTGGTCTTGTACATAAGCAATGGTCAGGTTTGTTAACGGCTGATCAATATGTACCGAATTTGGTGTTAGCAATGGCATTTTCTATATCCTTCCTATTGCTGATTACGCCGCAGCGTTGCCGCCTTGGATGAGTTCGATAGCGATGATTTGACCATCAACACCCGCCTCAGTTGCGTAACCCATAATAATATTAGTGGAAGCGGCGGTTACAGCGTCACCTGAAGCGTCTGTGGCAACAGCAGCACCTGCAGCGATTGTACCGCCAGCAGTTACCATTACTTTACCAGACATAACAACAGTTGCTGCTTCTGCAGCCGCTGGGTCGTTAATCAAAACACCGATACAGTTCTCACCTGCAGCGTCAGCTAGGTCAACTTGACCATCTGATTCTAGTGTTACGAATTTGAATTGCGCCGACGATAGGTCTTCGCCAGCAATGAATGTCCGTGTGTCACGGGATTGCATTACAGCCATAATTATTCCCCTTTATAGCTTTTGTTAATAAGAGCTTTACCTTCGTCGGTTTTAGCTACGGCAGCGTATGCTTTAGCGTAGTCACTCTTCTTCATTTTGTTGTCGTCCATGTAAGACTTAACAAGGGTCTCTAGTTTATCAGTAGCAGTAGCAAACTCACCATCTGCGTCTGATTTACCAACTTCTTCCATAGTCTCAGCAAAAGTTGCGTCTGCAGCTTTCAGTGATTCCATGACAGATTCTACTTCACCAAACTCTGCGACTAGAGATTTAGCAACGTCTGTTGCAAAGTGTGGTAGTGCTTCTGTTGCACGTTTTGTTAGTTCAGCATCAGCTTTTGCAAACTCTGCTTCTTCTAAGGCTTTTAGAATTACAGCAGGTACATCAGCTTTGTTGATTTGCTCACCTTCATACTCAATGTATTCTGGTTCAACTTTCTTTTCGATTGTGTCAGCTTTGATTACAAAGCCGTTGTCGATAAGAGCTTTACGAAGGTCTTCGTTCTGAATTTTAAGAGCATCGTTTTCAGCTTTGACAACATCAAGTTCGTCAATCTCTACTGCTTCAGATTTCTTCATGTCCATTTCATAAGCCTTCATAGCATCTTCTTCCGACATACCTTTATCCATGTATGGCTTTAGTTTTGCTTTTAGGTCATCTGACATTTTGTCTACTTCTTGTTCCATGTTATCTCCATTGGAATCATCACGCTTGAACAAGGAGACCATTGCCTGTGCATTGGCAGGACGATCCACAAGGGACAATTCATCCAGTTCAAGCTGTTTCAATAAATTAGGCACTATAGTCCTCCTTGATTGCACGACCCCCAATAGAGAAGGCCGCTAATTCACCAGATTTGACCTTGGCCCAAACGTCATCGTTATATACTTTAAACGCTACGATCCAACCTTCACGGTCACTCTGTATGCCAAGGGACTCACCAATCTCTTTAGTGACTGGCATAGAATGGATTACTGCTCCAATCTGATCCCCTTTATGCATTTCTTTACCTACACGCACATGTTCCATAAAGCCATTTACAGCTTTAACAAGTGTTTCAGGTTCTATCACATCGCCTTGGCGGTCAACTACAGGTTCACCCTTTTCGGTTACTACTGATGCCCAGCCATAGACCATGCGTTGTTCTTCGTCAGCTTTGAGGATTTGACCCTCGACTGATTTTGTTAGTTCAGACACGCTAGTGCCTCCTTCCCACATACGACAAGACCAGTAACCTGCTGTTGTCTTATCTTTCTTGGTATCACACGAATGACGACTACGGAAGTTAGCTCTTGCTTTAGGGTCATCCCTACGGATTTCCATGTTAGGATCACCAAAGGTAACTCGTTTTACTTTGTCGCCATCTTGCACAAAAACTTCAAACTTTTTGTTGCCACCTGACAATCTGCGTGGCTTGTTTAAAGTTACTTTTTCGCCTTGGTATTCAGCCTTGGCAAATTCTTCCTTCATCACTTCCTGTACAATGACCCTGAGAGCCTCTAAGCGATCCACTGAGGCGTCTTCTTGCTCATCTTCGGTACGGTAGTAGTCTAGATACTCTTCATGGCTTCCACAGGGCATATAAACGGCCTGTCCTTCGACCTCATGTACGTGGATAGCTCCACCGCAACCCATGTCCATAGAACGGCTACGTGCTTCCATCTCTGTCGTGAAGACATCGTTAGCATATTGTGCCTTTAGCATCTTCTTTTTGGATGAGGATGGATGCGACGAAGGTAGTAGGTCTTTATCGTGGTTAGCAGACTTAGAGCCGCTTACGATACGCAGGAAGCTGTTGACACGAGCCATAGCCCACTGTTCAGGTGATTTGACGTTAGGACGAACACTTGCAGGGTTTGTACGGTATGCACCAACACCACGATCATAGACAGCCTCTAGCATACGCATAGTCACCTTATGCTTAGACTTCTTGTTGTGAGCTTCCATCTTATTTTTGAGGGCTGTTTTAGGCATTTAGATGACTTTCGCTATGTAACCTTTGAAGACCCCGAATACTACAGCACCATTTGAAGCTGTTTCCGCTGTAATACGTACATCAGCATTTCTGGGTATGATAACGGCAGGGTCTAGTTCTACTTCCCAAGAACTTCCAGAAGAGGCACTTACAGCAGCTTGTTGAACGAAGACACCACCAGCTTTACGAACTTCTAAGTAAAAGTCTACTGCAGCATTTTGCTTCTTACTTACAGAGCCGAACCCCCCAGTGAGAATAAGGTAGTCTTCATCACTGAATGTTGTTGCACCTTTAAGTGAACCTTGTAATCCTTGAGGAATATCAATGTGAATTTTTGTTGCGTCTGAAGGTATGCCACCGACAGTTGTGGTGTTCTCGTAGGCAACAACTCTTCCTTGCAATTCTGTACTTCCGTTGTTGTAGATATGAGAAATACGTGCTAAGGGTATGTTTAACTCTACAGGTGTTTGTCCATTAAGGCTTGCAACCTGAGTTAAGAAAGTAAACTGAGAGTTTGCACCTGTACCAGTTACAGTATGCCCCTCAATGAAAATAGCTTGATTATCTGAGGCAGAAGAAGATGAGATATGTGTTATAGTATTATCTGTAACGTAAACTTCATGTCCACCTACAGTCCAGACTGTCTCTAAAGTATCTGCAGAAAGATCACCAGACTTACCAAACTTAATAAGAGACTTTGACTTTAGATCAATAGAGACAACATCACCAAAGAGGTTATATATCTCACGTTCACCTTGGACAAGACGACCATCAGGTACTTCAAAAGTTCTGCGTTGCCAGTTACCAGCTTGCTGCCTTTGAGAAGAAGTCCTCTTTGTTGTAAGCTCTGTTGTAGCTAGTACAGGAGAACCTAGAACAAAACCATCTGCTGAAAGACTTTGAGGTAAACTTAAGGTAGCTGAGTTTACTTCTGCAGCACCAGTAGTAATATTATTAGCGGTGAAGCTGTAAGCCTCTACAAGACTTGCTGTCGCTAGATCAGGTGTGCCTGTGATAAAACCACTGGCTGCAAGCGTCTGAGCTTGAGTTAGGCTTGCTGTTGCTAGATCAGGCGTACCAGATAAGATACCTGCTGTAGCGAAATTTTCGCCCTCTGTAAATACGACAGCTTCTAGTGCTGGGTTTCCAGTAAGGATAGCATCAGCCGCAAGCGTATATCTTATAGGATCACTTTGGCTTTCCGCTAGTGTCGCTGAGGATAAAGGGGTAAAACCGACCATTTTAAGTTCCCTTTATTAAGTTCCATCACCAACAAGTGCGCCATATAAGGTCGTAGATATTTTCCATAAAGCAACTACAGTTTTTGCATCAGTGGCAAGTGTAGGTGCAGCAGCGGCATTATTAACCCATGTCATAGTGGGCCACGTAATAGTATAAGCTGCACCATCATCAATTATCAATGCTATTGATTCGCCTGATGATAAACCGTCTGTATAAGTTGTTGCGCCAGTGAGAGTATGTGTTTGAAGAGAACCATTGTCGGGGTCTAGAGTTACTGATGTACCACTAATTGTGTATACATCTTCTAGGATGGTTCCTGTAATACTAGGTGAAGTAAGACTTTTGTTTGTTAAGGTCTCTGTTCCAGTAAGAGTAGCAAATGCCCCTAAGTCTGCCGCTGAGATACTAGCAAAGACATATGCGTTACCAGAAAGGTTGATTGCAGCACCAGAATTACTGCTCTCTGTAACTGAACGAGATAATGTTGTACCAGAAGCGGTGTATGTGCCTGTACCCACTTCCCAAGCACCTGCATCATCTTCTATAACGTAAGTTACAGTCTGACCGTCTGTTAGACCTGCATCTGCAAAAGATTGATAACCAGTGACAGCAGAACCAAGGGTAAGAGTCCCTGTCCCTGTTGTGGTGGTTGTCATCTTTGCTCTATTTAATAGTACGCCCATCGTAGACCCCCAAATTTACTAATTAAGCAGGATCAGGGATACCGATAGTAAATGCACCCATAGAGAATGTATTTCCGCTTGTTACAGACTGAGGCGATGTAAGACTTCCTGTCGCATATACAGTATCACTACCGTTAGAAATTGCGTAGTAAGCAGCAGTACCTGTTCCTGTAACACTTTCATCAGTTACAGCACCAACAGTTACTTCTCGTCCACCACCTGTACGATCTGCTGGTGAGCCGATTGAAACCGTTGCATTGCCCAGTGTGTAAGTCGAAGTAGCTTCTGCATAAGATGTTGGTTCTGTCGTGCAGATGTCGATACGTGTTCCGCTATTTGTTAAAGTGGATAGTCCACTGTCAAATACGGCATTTCCTAAAGTTGCCATGTTTAATTCTCTTCTTCTGAGGTTTCTGGTGTAGTGTCATCTATCTCTTGCTCGTATCTTAGTTCAGCAATATCCATAAGGTCTTGGATAACCTCTGGATGTGACGACACATCAATATTTGCGCCATTTAGGTTGCGTAGGAATGCTGCGATCTCACGTAGGTCGTGTGGTGCAACGTCACCTGCAACTACTGTTGGCATTAGGTCATAGGGCAGACCGTTCAGCTCCCAAAGTCTCTCGACAAGCTGTTTATTTAAGACATCGACGATAGCTTGGATGTAACTTTCTAAGGCACGGAGGAACAGGTCTGTCTTAGACTTGGATAGGGCATACGAACCAGTGTTGCCACCACCAAGCATAAGAAACTCTGAAAGTACGGAACGAGCAATGTCATGCTGATACCGCTTTACAATAGGGTCAATCTCAATATTACGTTTACCATTAGAGGCCATAAGCTCAACATCTACGAGCCGATTGGAGGTAGGACTTCCGTCTTTATCGGGGTAGGTGTCTGAGGGCAGGATAATATATCCCTGCTCGTTAAACTTAACATCTCTGAGTATCTGCTGCAGGTTTCCGACAAACCCAGCTTGTGCGGAAGTAGCATCAGTACTGAGGTACTCAGCAGGAATACGAGCCACAGGAATACCTGCAAGTTCACGTTCAACTGCGATAGCTTCGATGTTCTGTAGGTTGTTAAGATATTCGTAAGAAGTATACGCATTACGTAGTATAGAACGACCAGAAGGATCGTTGTTAATAGCTGTAGTGCGATAATATAAAGACTTACGAGTAGGAATGAAGCTAGTATTGTTAAACCCTGCACCTTCTTGGTGTACACCTAAGACATCACCTGTCTTCTGGTCTACGTCAAACTTAGAAATAGTCCAAGGCGCACGAGATGCAATCTTACGGACACCAATACGTCCATCAGTAAACTTAGACCGTGACTTATCAGAACGATTGTTTGGGCCTTTACGTCTTTTATATACAACCTCAAACCAAGAGAAACCATATGTCAGGGACGACAAAGCCTCAGAGATATGGTCATCTAAGGTATGATCCATGTCATCAAAGATACTTTCCACAAACTCAGCTTCACGTTTAGCTGCAGGTGTATCATTGGCTGGCATAACCTTAATGTCTACGTCACGTAGTACTTGCTCTGTCGCATACATAACAGCACCAATAGTACTGTCATTGTCACGCATCTCACGATACTTACGGATAGCACGTTTGCCACGCAGTTCAGGCAGAAACTCGTCAGCACGGATTTGACCGTTTTGTGTATTATCTCCAGCAATCCCTAAAACTTGGGTTGCTTCTGTCTCTGAAAGTTTCTTTGCCATCTTATTACATTAAACCCTTGGCACTGGAATACGCTAGTTTCAACTGTGGTTTTGCATATCCGTTAAGTGAGAGGTCGGTTAAAGCCCAAACTAAAGCATCAAGACGGTCTGGTGAGCCTATCGACCCTAAAGGTTCCCACTGTACCATCTGATCTTCTAAATCATTTAATCCCCGCACATGCTTTACTTTACTTTGTTCGTATAGTGCAGATACAGGTTCAGCCCGAGCCATCTTCCCTCTAGAAGCATGGACGAGCTTTACAGGAACTGTTTCATCCTCTGTGTGCAGTGTATGGCGTACCATATCACCACCTTGGTTACGTTCAGCTACAATACGATCAGCCATGTGATCTCTATATAACTGTATAGCTTTGGATGCCCATTGTTGTGGTGTATAGCGACCAGTATGGTCTTCTAGCACATAGGCTGTTCCATTTACGTCAATTCCTGCTACGACAATACCTGTCATGTCTGATTCTGCATTAGCAGTGACAGCAGGGTCGATGGAAATAACGATACGACTAAGCTGTGGTACTTCTTCTTTCTCAATCTCGCATTTAGCTAGAAGAGTTCTGTTCCATAAAGCACCCGATGCTTCGTCAAGTATTTCGGCATAAAGTTCTTGGCGACCAAGACGTGTACCTTCATAGGTTTTCCTGACTGCATCAAGGAAAGTGTCAGCAAGATTAGCAGCATTATCATACGTACTGCCTGTACTGATCGTCGTCTTTTCATCGTCTAGGATTGTTCTTATTAGTTTTGTAGTCTTGGGGGTAGTAGTCACAAACACTTTAGGGTGTTTACCTAGACGTAGACCAAACATCATCATGTCCCAAGTGTCTTGGGCATTACGCCAAGCACAAAGCTCATCACACCATGCACTGTAAGCCTGTGGGCCACGAAGACGTTCTGGGTCTTCTGCTGAGAAGAATACGGCTTTACTGCCGTTCTCCCATGTTAAGCTATTGTTTGTGGGAGACCAAACAGGATAACCAATGTGTTTACCACGATATGTCTCATCACCACTCCAACATACACTTAAAAGACCAGAGTCACCTTCAACCATAACTCTTCGGACATCACCTTTTGTAGGGGCGACACAGTGTACAATTTTGTCACCGCTTCTAATCCTATGGCGAACCCACTCTGCACCTGCTCTAGTCTTACCCCAACCACGTCCTGCCAAGGCGACCCATGTGTTCCATGTACCTTCAGGCTCCAGTTGCTCAGGTCTAGCCCAAAATCCCCAGTCATGTCTTAGCTCTTCCGCTTTCTTTGGGCCTAGCTCTTTGAGAATAGCAGCTACTTCCTCATCAGGAAGGTCTCTTAAGATGTTAGCTGTTATCTTCGCTTGGGGTTGCATCGGGGTTAGTCTTTCCTAAGAGGGTAATTAGGGAGTCAATAGCTGATTCGTCTTCGTCGGGGTTCTCTGACTGTTCAACTTCATTAACAGTAGACGTAGGTGACCAACCACCTTTAGAACGTAGGAACAGTTCTTGAGACTTAAAGTCACCATCAATAGCCTGTTGTATAACGACAGAACCTATCTGACCTACAATATCAGCTTTGGTGTCAGCTATGTCTTGTCCGTAGAGCTTATAGAAGGTAGCTGTAGAGCTAGGGGCATTCTGATACTTTTGTATAGACGCAAGTATATCTTTAACAGACACACCATTACGTATGCCCTCTTTAACCTTCTTGGCTATAACTTCACTATATGGGATTGCTTGGATGCTCATGTTCTTAACGACAGGTAAAATTGCTTTGTGGCTCTCATCCATCGGCAAAACCATACTCTGATTCTACAGTTGGAAAGTTACGTCTTGGTTGAATGAGAACGACAAAACAATTTAGGATATTGTCTCTATACATAAGTATTAAACTTATGTCTGTTTTTTCTTTACTAGTTAAAGAAGAAAAAACTATATATGCTGAAAACTATAGTTATATACTTAAGTATAGCTTTCTTACTATTATATAAGTGCTTTTTTTGTGGTTTGTAACACACAATTTTAAACTATTTTATAAGCCTTTGTTTTAGAACGAATCTTTTTTGTTGTTTTATAGGTGATTCTTAAGTGGGTAGCCGATGTTATAAACTTTTGTTACAACTTTGTTGCACTTTGTTATATGCGGCAGTTTGACACACCTGAACTAATTTTCTTATGTTATAGATGTAGGGGTGTACCTCACCCACCGAATCGATTCGTGTATTATACCAAGGGTCCCACCTAATGTCAACACCTAATTACATTTTGTAACAATTTGTGATCAATCTGTCGTTATGTGACATAAATGCAACACTTTGGTATTAAATTAGGGCTTGACAAACATTTTTACTTGACACTCAAAGCGAATCGGCAGGTCCATACGAATCGTTTGTGATCACAAAAGAATAAACAAGAGTCAAAATGTGATCACAAAAATAAATTTAGTGAATTGAAATTGTTATATTATAACATATGCCCATACAGCCA